AGCCGCTGTCCAGAAGGGCGGTCATTTTGCCCCGCTCTTCCTTGGTAAAGCCGGCGTTATTCATATTGGATTTGGGATTTTTCAGATCAATTTCCTTGTGGGCAACGTTTACAACACACTCATCATACATACCAATCTGAAAACAAGAAAGGAAGGTATGTATGAGGGTAATTTGGCAAGATAGCAGGGAATACAAAACATACGAATACAGAGGATTCACCATCAAAATGGTGAAGGAAGGATGGATCACAACAGTTCCGGGGGATGAATACATTTATTATTCAGCCGAAATGGCACATAATGCCGTTGATAAGATTCTTGGCGGGAAAACACGCAAAGCCAATCCAGCCAGACATAAATTAGGGATTAAAATTGTCGGCAGAAAGAATGGTGATTGTCAATGCGTGTAATATGGAAAGATAGCAAGCCGGAAGAATATAAGCCAGTACGGTATAGGAAACATATGATATACGGTTCCCCTGAAGGATGGTATACAACCATTCCAGGTGATGATAACCTGTACGCATCCAATTTCTGTGCCATGAATGCAATTGATAAAGCCTTTGGCGATTATGGCCAGAGAGGAACAGAGAAAAGAAAAAACTTTGGAATCAAAATCGTTGGGAAAAAGAATGATACAGCATGAAGGCCGGGGAATCCCCGGCCTTTTCTATTTTCCTTGACATATTCAGGAATTTGTGGTATTTAGATGCTGAAGAAAGGAAGGGATTGATATGGTTTGCCCCAAGTGCGGTTCCACGAATGTAAATGTTCAGGCGGTTTCTGAATCCCAGCTTAAAAACAAGCATCACGGTTTCTTCTGGTGGATTTTCATTGGCTGGTGGTGGCTGATCATCAAATGGTTTTGCTTCACCATTCCGGCGCTGATTGTGAAAATCTTTGTTCCGAAGCGGCAGAAACTTAAAACGCAGCATTTTGCCATGTGCGTATGCCAGAATTGCGGAAATTCGTGGAAGGCATGATTGCATAAATAAAAAGGGCCGGGGTTTTACCCCCGGCCTTCTTGTTTATGTGCTTTTTGATTCAGGTGTTTTTCAAATCTGTTTATAGCTTCCGTAACCGGGCCATTGCATCCCTGCTCTTTCAAGCCCTTCAGGCATGCCAGAATGCCATAAACAAGCAATGTCATTTCCTCATTGGTATTTGCCATATCTTCTTCGTGGTGCTTCTTCAGGGCCTTGATATCTTCATCCTGCTTTTTCTGCCGATCAACCCAGCGGACAATTTTAGAAAAGTTGGTTGCAATGGCAATAATTGCGCCAATTACAGCCGCCGCCGTGATGATGGTTTGCCAGGTTAAAGTAATCTGCATTGTAATCATCCCCCAATATAATTTTTATGCTTTGTATCCGATGGCCAACCACATAACCCCTGTATTGGTTGTGCCTGTCCTGGTGACATACACATCAAAGCCCGTAGTGGTGATATTGGCCGCTGCATCCCCCAGTACGGATGTACCGGGAACCGTTGTGTATGCCGTAGTAAAAACGCATGGCGCATCAGTATATGAAACCGCAAAAGCCACCGCTTTTGCCGTTGGCGTATTGGCAACAGGGGTAATTGTCACATTCCCCCATTGCAGAAGCAGCCCATTGGAAAATTGCACCCGGCCAGTACGGTTTCCATGCGTTACATCCCCGGAAGTGATGAATTCATCCCCGCCGTTTGCCCTGGTCACTTTTACATTGGCATCAAAAACAAGGTTCTGCGTACCGCTTAAATAGCGCCAGATGCCATGGCCCCTGGCCGTATCCCAGCAGCCGATGGAAGTAACGCTTCCACCGCTTGCGCCGTACAGCTTGCAATTATGTACGTTCTGTGCATCATCGGTTGTCTGGAAATAGATATCCTTTTCTTCATCGGATTTTTTTACCCCGCCCATGTATACATACTGATTGATGCTCATGGGCATATCAATTTCCATCCCGTTTTCCACTTCGGATACTTTACCGAATGCCAGGCCCTTTCCGCTTGCGTTGAAATCCATCAGGGTGAATGCCGTGGCCACTTCGGTATTTGCTGTGACGGTTCCGAAGAAATCAGAAAGCGAAAGCCGCAAATCATAGGAAGTATTGGTATCCAGATTGATATTCAGCAGCATATTGGAATCATAGGAATATACGCTTCCAGATGCCGCTTCCGTCCAGGCATCGCTTGCTTTCGGCCTGTATTCCACTTTATAGGTTTTGCTGTTTTTATTATTCACAGCCGAAATGGCGAATTTGATTCTGGCCAGGGCCATTGTGCCATTATCATCAGCAGCACCCAGACCATTGGCCCGGATGGCTGTAAATGTATTGATTTTAGGGGCGGCATAAGCAATCACGGAAATTGTTCTGGTGGTGGTGGCCGTTCTGCCCCGGCTATCCGTTACCGTAATGGAAACCGTTCTGCTTCCGCTGGTATTGAGTACCCCCGTTGTGGGCGCTGATCCTGTATAAGATTTCCCGTCAACCGTTGTTTTGTATGCCTTGATGGTGCTGCTCAAAGCCCCTGCCGCCGTGATGGATACCTTGGCTTTGGATTTCCCCTGGACAAATCCCCCGAATTGTGCATTGATGCCGGAAACAGTTTCCGCAATGGATACGGCTGAAATGGTAGGCACAACGGAAGCCGGAACCGTCAGCGTGAAATTCTTGGATACAGCAGAACCAATCTTGGTGCTGCCGGAATAGGTGGTTACTGTTACCTTTGCCGTGCCGCTGGTGGCGCTTGGGATGGCATTCAGCCAGCTTGTGGGGATGGCGTATGATGTGGATGTACCAACGCCTGTATTCGTCTTGGAATAGCTTCCAAACGAAAATACCACGGTATGGGTGAAGCTGCTGGATTTTCTGTCAATGGCCACGGTACAGGTATTTGTGCCATTCACGGAAACGGAAGAAGTAACGCTGCTGATGCTGGATGCCCTGGCAATGGTATCAAAGGTTCCGCTGCCGGATGCCGTAACATTCCCGTAATAAGTGCCGGAAAGCGTAACATTTATCCCAGCCGTTGCCGAAAAGGAACAGGTTTTCGTGCCATCGGAAGAATGGGCCACGGTGACGGTTTTTTGAAAAATGGTTTTTGTCTGATTGCCTGATAACGCCGCCGAAAATGTGAAGCTGTATTTTGTTCCGTTAATGGTCAGGCTTCCGTTCTTTGTTGCGCTGGAATTGATGGTATAGCTGCTCCCGGTGGAAACAAGCTGAACCTTGGCTGTGACAGAAGAAGTATTATTGGCCACGGATTGGGAAGTAACTTCCCAGGCAATTTGCAGCCTGTACCCCGTTCGAATTGCTTCCTGGATAGTGCCTGAAGATGCCATTTCTGCCCCCTTTCAGGGCCAGAAGCGCCTATCATCCCCATAATAGGTATCAGACAATATTGATTGATGTATTGTTATTTTGCCTTGGCGTGATTAACAATCTGCCCACCCGTAAGGAATGGGTATATTCGCCATCCGTTACATACAGCTTTCTATTGCTGAAATAGGCAACTTCGGCCCCATCCTGGAAGAAGCTGATCCGTTCTTTATCAATTACCAATTCCAGTTCATTGCCCAATTCGCCCAGCAGAATCTTCCCATCCACAAAGCGGATGTATTTCTTGATTTCTTCAAATTCCGCATCCGTGCCAGCGGCCACCGCTTCAATATCCTGGCTGAATTGGGTGAATTGGATTTCAACAGCATCCTTTGTCTGTTCGATAGTGGTGCTTACCGAAGATATAAGGGCATCCGTTTCATCCTTCAGATAGTAATTTTCGGCAACCGTTGATTGGATATTATCTGCCGTCACTTGCATGGAAGCCATCAGGTTTTGTTCCATGTTATAAACGGCTTCCGTGGCCTTCTGGGCTGTTTCTTCAATTGCCTGAACAATCTGCCCTTGGGCATTGGAAAGCCCCTGTATGGATTCAGAAAGGGCTGGAATGCTCTTTCCCAAGGTCATATGATTGGCGGCAGGATCAAGCAATTTCAAGGATAGCTTGGTCACAGTAAAGCGCTGATTCAGGCCATGGGGTGGGCTGATTGCTTGCACCTGGGTTCCCAGGTGGAAAGATAGGATATTCTGCCCGGTGGTGGCCAGATCAGCAGCAGATAACTCAATGGTTTCCCATAGGTTGACAGAATCGGAAAGTTGTGCTTGCCCTGCTGCTTTCAGTTCCAGGGCATCGGTGATTTCATCGAAAATGGCTGATTTGACAATTACCCCGAATTGTGATACAGCGGCATCATCCAGAATGAAATCAGCGCCGCCATTTACAGAAGCAATGGTCAGCCGTTCATTGGTATCCTTGCCTTCTTCATCCTTGATTTTTGCACCCAAAGGTATCAATACCGTGCAGATATCAGCGCCTTTTCGGATGCGCTTCAAATCCAGCAGATTCTTGCCAAATTCAATCTTCTGGGGCGCAAGCAGCGTGATTTCCTTCAGGTAATCCAGATAGGCCACGCCGTTTTCATACCTGGTAATCAGATAGCCCCCGAAAGGCTCAATCAGGGCCTTTTCAAGGGTTTCTTTTGTATCCAGGTATTCTTCTGTTTCATAGGTGGAATAGCCCTCCACAGTCACGATACCGGGCAGGAATTGCTTTTCTGCATCCACTTGGGCATTATGCAATTGCAGCAGATAGGCCAGGATTTCCGCTGGCGTTCCGCTGATGGCAAAGGGCCGCAAAACAGAATCAAGGAAAAAGGCCATATCCCCTTCACAGGATACGGCCCTTTCATTATGCCAGCCAATTTCTTCATCCAGCACCCGGCCACGGAAAAGCATATAATCATCCTGGTATACCCGGATGATGCTTTTCAGCTTCTTTACCTGGCTGTAATAAGGGTGATTGTAGGGCAGTGTGAAATCAAAGCTGCCTGTTTTGCCCAGTTCCAATTCAGCGGAAGCATCCAGGATTTGAAGGCTTTCCAGGTTGCTATGATACAGCAGGGAATAATCACAATATATCCTGTATACCATCACAGCACCCCTTCCTGCCACGAAAAAACGATGTTCCCGACACCTGTGACGGTAACATGGTTTTCCCCTTCCACCAATTCCAGTTCCGGCAATGTGAAGGAACCGCTGCCCAAATCCCAGATGAAGCTTTCACGGTATACAATGTGCAAGCTGGTTTCCGTTTCAATGCTCACTTCCGGCACAGCACGTTTCCGGGCATTTGTCAAGTTGATGATTTCCGTGCCATCAATGGCCCTTGAAACCGTGGTTTTTGCCAGCTTATATTTGTATGGTTCGCATTCCGCTTCAATGGTGATATGCCCTATATTCTTTTCATTGGTAAATGGCTGTACATAGATGCGCCCCACATAGTAAAAGCCCGGTTCATCATCCAGGATGATGGGCATTTTCTTACCATGCAGGGCGCTTTTGACAATGGAATAATGTGATAGGAATTCATTCATTGGTACGATGGTTGCAAACGGGAATTTGTGTTTTACATCGGTGTATTTCGGCTCCCCGAAAAAGTCTGTGTAATCAAGTGTGCCATCTGCCCCTTCTACATCCAGAAGCTTTTTCTTCACTTCAGGGCTTCCAATTTCCTTCCCCGGCTGAAGCAGCAGCTTCAAATCCCGGTACGAATGCAGATTACCAAATAAAATTCCTTTCACAATACCTCCTTATCAATTGATATCGTATGGCGTTCCCAGGGTGATTTTCGTATACCGTTGGGTAATGCAATCATACTTGTATTGGGTCATGCGTTTGACAAAATCCTTCTTCAATCGCCTTGCCCGTACATGCACCAAATCCCCCAGGAAGATATTATCCATCAGCCCAATGGATTTGTATTCGTCAACCCCGGTCATATCAATATAATCCACGGTGACGGTTTCCACAGGCTGATCTGCACCCCGGTTAAATTCCTCATTGGCGGCTTCCCGCATCTTTTCATAGGCAACCGCCTGGGATACTTCCCCCATATCCGCTTCCGGCACATCCAGGGTGATATATCTGGGCGCATCATCCTCCAACATTTCAGGGGATTGGATATAGGTTTCCGGCAGATACATAGGATCACCGTTGCCATTCCTGCCAATGGGAATGATTCTATTGGCCGTATCCGTAATATCTGCATCATAGGTCAGGGTTTTCAGGTTCTTGCCATCTGCAATTGTGATATTCGTTTCTTCACCAATCTTGGAAACCAAATACACATCATACCAATCCCGCAGGATTTCAGCATGATACTTGGCGCAGAATCCATCATTTTCATTCAGGATGGCATCCGCAGGATTCATATTTTCATACAGTACATCCGTTGCCTTATCCGTTACATCGCTGTAAAGGGTGAAGCCATGGGGGGAAAGGGTGGCAGAAAGAATCCCTTCTGCTACCTTTTTCCCTTCCAGGGCCGCATCCGGCGCATATTTCAGAATCATATTATCCTGCAAATCATAGAATAGATGCTTGGCGTATACCGTGATTTCCTTCAGGTTATGCACAACCCGGTAAATCCTGAAGGGCTGTTCACGCACTTTCTTGGCGGGAATCACTTCCCGGATTTCTTCCTTTACCGTGATGCTGCCGCCGCCTGTTGTGGTGGTGGTATACAAATCACGCACAAAGCGGAAGTGCATCTGGATGCGCACATACCCCGTCACGCCACGGGGGGAAGTAGCACGGGCATAATAATCATCCCCTTCCACCCATACAAAGGATTGATTGGGTACAATGATTTCCTCCCCATCTTGGATATAATCCACGCATGCGCCATTATGGATGCCCGGCCCGGTGTGCATGCGCACCCGCTCCCCGGCTGTGCATTTGTAAACGGAAGCATATTTATAGGTTGTGGTGGTGGTTCCACCGCTGCCCGTTGTGGTTTCCTTCAGGGTAATCATGGTAAGCTGGGGGGTATTCATCTTCGGCACAGGGGCCTTGATGATATTCCCCGGCTGCAAGTATTCCCATTTCCCGAAATCATCATAGGGATGCTTCATTTCCAGGCGATATTCCCCATTCAGTTCTTCGGTAATTTCGCATTTCAGGGGCGCAAGGGGCGCAAGGCCATTGGTGGTGAAATCATCTGCGTTTTTGTCAAATACGCAAATCATTACGTTTTCCTCCAATTCGGTGTGATAATGATGCCCGTTACATTTTCCGTCCAGGTGATTTCATTATCCCCCGGCAGCAAGATGGGGAAATCCCCTTCCATCAGGCCATTCATGTTCATTTCGTTATGATAGGCTTCCTGGATCATGCTGTTAATGGTTACGCCATCAGTAATGCCCGTGAATCTGCAAAGTTCCCCGTTTACCGTGATTTCAAAATCCCCGGTTGCAATCACCTGAATTACAGGCAGCGCTTCTTCATTGTAAAGATTGCGCACCTGGCCAGGGGCATCCATATGGATTTCTTCATTGGCCTTCAAATACAGATGCGGTTCGCAGCGGAAAGAAAGGGTGAATTCCCGTACATCGGATTTTTCAAACCTGGTCATTTCCGCTTGGCTGCTCAATCTGCCCTTATAATAGCCTTCCGGGCGATTGGCAAAGGTAATCCGGCCCTGGCCACGAATCCAGCGGGTGATGATGGATAAATCAGCATCCCACTTGGCCCAGCATTTAACGGGCATGGTCAAATCCTTGTATACCCGTTCGCCTTCCGTGATGGCCACGGAACCGGATTTCCCGGCCACATCCTTATATTCCACCCGTTCCACAGGGATCATAATAGGCGGCTGCTCGGAAACATAAATCCCATAGCTGGTGGATTTTACGCCGTTCCATTCAAAATATTCATGCTTCACGTTCTCGCCCCCTTCCCTCGTCTGGATTCACGCCGCAAACTGGAAAGTTCCACGGCCAAATCATAGATATCAGATTCCTGCTGGATATAGAAATTATTGCCCGTAATGATGGATTCACCATGGTATACTTCCTGCCGCCCGTACTGGCCATTACGCCAAGCCCTTGCTTCTTCAGCGGTAAGTACCGCTTCGCCCTGGTGCAATCGTGCCAGGTAATTATCCCGGGGAACAAAATCAAGGCCCGTTTTATGTGGCACATAACTACCATCTGCAATCATTTGGTTATATGTGGCCAAATCACCGTTATATAACGCATTAAGTGCATCAAATTTCGGATCAGCAGGCCCAATATCAAGATTGTTTTTTGAATACGGGCTGGTTGGCGGCATGGTAAATGTTGATACCTTTACAATTGCCGGAATTTCCAAAGTAGGCCGTACCGTTTGCCACCATGCTTCAATTTCTGATGCCGTCATGCTTCCGT